AGAGCCACGAACACGCTCTCAGGGTCGGCCAGGGTCGGCGCGATAAGCAGCTCGAAAGTCCCATCCTGGGAGTCAGTGTCGGGGATGACCTCTGCCACCGTCCCGGAGCGGGTGAACGTGCGGGGGAAGCCTGGGGCGCAGCGGATGCGCGATGCCAGCTCGGGGATACGGGCGCGGATGCGGGCCACTGCCGCGTCGAGCCACTGTTCACGGGTCTGCATGGTCTGTTCTCCTCACTGAAGCCGGGCACGCAGGATGCGGCCCGTGATGCGGTTGCTGATATAGGCCTCGGGGGCGCAGTAGCGCAGCCAGTCGAGCGCCTCGGCCAGGGTCCAGCACGCCTGCCGCGTGCCGTAGGAGTCGGTGACGAGGTACATGGTGCGTCGAGCTGCGTTAGGCCAGCGAAGCGCGCACCCGTGCAGCGATGCTCGGCAATTGCTGTTCGTAAGCCTGGAAGACCACGCCGCCCCCAAATGCCTTTGTGTGGTACTTCCTGCCGCCCAGGGCGTTAGCGGCACGGGCGACACGTGCATAGCGCTCGGACAAGGTCAACGTCGAATTGGGCACCGGCTCCAGGTCGAGCCAGTGACAAACGAACCTCGGGTTGCCATTGCCATCATTCTTGACGCGGAGCCAATCGATGCGCGTTGTTTCCATGATGGGATCGTGAGGATGAGAGCGAAGGGAGCCCCGATTAGAACAGCGTTTGCACGCCAGTGCAATACCCATGCAATCCACTAGCACTAGCACCAGCAGGGCCAGCCAGGGCACTGACCAGAGCGCGCGATGCGCCCGCGCGTGCGTGCCACGGGGATCAATCCCGAGTCAATGCTAGGGGGCTTTGGCGGGGGAAAACCCGATGCCTCCAAAACGCGTCAGAACGGCCCAGGATCGATTTCCGGGGGTCATGGCTACCCTGGCCTTCAGAAAAAAAGATCGCGCCTTCTAGCGAGTTCTGCACAAGTTATCCACAGGGCTGCCATAGGTAAATGCTGCAAAATGAGGCACTTTTAACCCTTGAGTGGATAACCTGTGGACAACTTCAGGGGTTGTGGATAAACTGTGGATAGTGAACAGAGGGTGGGCAAACGTATGCGTAACGGTGGCGTAACGTCTAGGTGGGCGGGGGTCTGAGGTGGGCGGCGAACGGTTGACCCGTGCGGACTTCCTCGCGGCCCTGAGCGAGGCAGAGGAAGAAGGTGAGCCGGTGGAGCGTGTAAACGACTCCGGCCCGGCCTTGGAAGTGCTAGACCTGAGCGAAGCGGAACGGCTGGCCCAGGCAGCAGAAGCACCAAGAGGAAGACAAGAGGGATGGAAGAGGACAAGACCACTCACAAGCCAGCAACAGGCATTCGTCCAGGGAGTGATCGAGGGCAAGTCCTACCGTCAGGCGTACAGGGATGCGTACCAGACCCAAGGGAGCGACCAGACGGTCGCCAGCGCAGCCTGGAGGTTGAGCCGTGATCCACGGATCATGGGAATGATCCAGGCCAGCGAAGAGGAGAGGATGGAGAGTCTGGCGGAGGATCAAGCGGCTGCACGTAGGTACGTGATGCGGAGGCTGTTGGGTCTGAGCAAGACCGCCAGACAAGAGGGCTCGCAGCTCAAGGCCCTAGAGCTACTCGGCAGAGCGGCAGGCATGTGGCGAGAGCAGCAGCGAGAGCAGGCGCAACCATTGACAGCCGCAGACCTCCGGGCAGCGCTCGGCGCGCACCTACGGATGATTGGCGACAGCGTGGGGGGCAGCGTGCAAACGCAGAGCCGTGCAAACGCCGACCCACCGGAGGGGGAGGGCCCCGCGCGCGCAGGTGACCACCCGACTGCGGTTAACGCTCTAATCCACTCTTCCCCCACATCCTCCAATTCAGACTAACCCCCCCTTCCCCTCCAAACACATATCCCCCCGGGGTATATATATTTTTCAGAAATGATACCCGTGAACAAACCAGACGCTATTGTTGACTATGCAATGCCTACGATGATGGCGGAAGTGCAGTTGAAGAAGTTGCACGAGGCGTTTCTTGCCAAGGATATTGAAGAGGCCAAGAGATGTGCTTTGCTGGCAGCGAAGCACAGCCTGGAGGCGTGGGAGGCTTTGAATGAGTCCAAGGGCTAAGTTGATCTTGGAGTTCATTGAGGCTTACATACGCAGGTTCAAGAAGGGGCCCACGTATGATGTGATCAGGAAGGCGATGGGTCTGAAGTCCAAGTCCAATGTTCATAGGATTGTGAAGAACTTGGAGAGGGATGGGTACTTGGTGGTTAGGAAGAGGAAATTTAACGGGATTGGCTTGTCGGACAATGATATTGCGCGGATGTAAATGGTTTTAAGCGAAAAAGAGCTTGCGGGCCTGTTGAAGGCTGTGGATCGTGTTCCTGAGAAAGAAAGGAACAAGATCTATGCTTTGCTGGAAATGGATAGGGTCCAGAGATGCAGGGATTCTTTCTTGTTTTTTGTCAAGCAGATGTGGCCTGGGTTTATCTCGGGTAAGCATCACCAGATAATGGCAAGTGCTTTTGAGAGGGTGGCTGAAGGGAAATTGAAGAGGTTGATTATCAATATGCCCCCAAGACATACGAAGTCTGAGTTTGCTTCGTATCTTTTGCCGTCTTGGTTTCTTGGTAAGTTTCCGGAAAAAAAGATTATCCAAACAGCACATACGGCAGAACTGGCTGTTGGCTTTGGCCGCAAGGTACGGAACTTGGTTCAAAGCGAGCAATATGGGAGAGTCTTTCAGACAAACTTGTCGTCGGACTCCAAGGCCGCAGGCCGGTGGAACACTGACAAGGGTGGGGACTACTTCGCTATTGGTGTGGGCGGTGCTGTAACGGGTAAGGGTGCGGATCTTTTGGTCATTGACGACCCTCACAGCGAGCAAGAGGCTAAGCAAGGAAACCCGGCAGTCTATGATGCTGTGTATGAGTGGTATACATCTGGCCCTCGGCAGCGTTTACAGCCGGGCGGGGCTATTATTATTGTGATGACGCGGTGGTCAACCAAGGATTTGACCGGGCAGATTCTCAAAAATAGCTCCAAAGACGGCACGGATGACTGGGAAGTCATTGAATTTCCCGCCATATTGCCCTCCGGAAAGCCTCTTTGGCCCGGTTTTTGGAGTATCAAGGAGCTTGAGGCCCTAAAATCTGAGCTTCCCGTGGCTAAATGGGAGGCGCAGTATCAGCAAAACCCAACGTCCGAAGAAGGCGCGATTATCAAGCGCGATAGTTGGAAGATTTGGGAGGGGGAAGATCCTCCTGAGTGCTCATATCTTATTCAAAGCTGGGATACGGCCTTTGAAAAGCACAACCGGGCAGACTTTTCCGCGTGTACAACGTGGGGGGTGTTTGATCGGGAAGACAGGCACGGGAATATGGTGCCAAACATCATCCTTTTGGACGCTTTTCAAGACCGCATGGAGTTCCCGGACTTGAAAAAGAAGGCGCTGGAGATGTGGAAGGAGTGGAACCCGGACTCATTGATCATTGAAAAGCGCGCCGCAGGCGCTCCTCTGATCTATGAGATGAGAAAAATTGGCATCCCGCTTTCCGAGTACACACCGTACAAAGGGCAGGATAAGATAGCGCGCGTAAACGCCATTGCTGACCTGTTTGCATCCGGAGTGGTCTGGAGGCCGGACACCAGATGGGCGGAAGAAGTGGCAGAACAGATGGCCGCTTTTCCCAATGGGGATCACGACGATTTGGTGGACTCATCGAGCCAAGCCCTGATGCGATTTAGGCAAGGAGGCTTCATATCCGTTGAAACGGATGAAGTCGATGAGTTTGAAAAACGTCGCCACGCAGCTTATTACTAAGGATTTGTATGGCAATCTCCCCCGCCCTCACTCCCCTGGACCCTGCCCTCATGGATGGGCCCGCCATTGAGATCGAGATTGAAGATCCTGAAGGGGTCAAAATCGGCATCGACGGGGTTGAGATCGACCTCATGCCCGACGAAGGGGGGCTCTCCGAAGAGTTTGACGCAAACCTCGCAGAAACCCTTGACTCAGACAAGCTGGAGACGCTTGGCTCTGAACTCATGGAACTGATCGAGGCAGACATCAACTCCCGCAAGGATTGGGTGGAGATGTACGTCAAGGGCCTGGAAGTCCTGGGGATGAAGTACGAGGAGCGCACCGAGCCCTGGAACGGTGCCTGCGGGGTCTTTTCGCCGCTCCTGACAGAGGCGGCGGTGCGGTTCCAGTCAGAGATGATCACGGAGACTTTCCCCGCTCAAGGCCCGGTCAAGACGCAGATCATGGGTGCGATTGACCGCATGAAGGAGGAAGCCGCCGACCGTGTCCGCGAGGACATGAACCTGTGGCTGACCGAGAAGATGATCGACTACCGCTCAGAGCACGAGCGTCTGTTGTTCTCCCTTGGGCTCATCGGCGCGGCGTTCAAGAAGCTCTATCCGGACCCCAACACGGATATGCCTGCGGCTCCGTTCATCCCGGCAGAAGACCTGATCATTCCCTACGGCGCGTCAAACGTTTACACAGCCGAGCGCGTGACGCACGTAATGAGGAAGACGAAGAATGAAATTAAACGCCTTCAAGTTTCCGGGTTTTATTTGGATACGGATTTAGGTGAACCGACGCAGTTCTTCTCTGACATTGAGAAGAAGAAGGCAGAAGACCAAGGGTATTCCCTGACGGACGACGACCGCTACCAACTATACGAGGTCCACGCCGCTTGGGACTTGGGCGAAGACGAAGATGAAGTGGCGCTGCCGTACGTCATCACGATTGACAGGGGGACTCAGAAAGTCCTTGCTATCCGGCGCAACTGGAACGAAGACGATGAAAAGCGCCTCAAGCGCCAGCACTTTGTCCAGTACACGTACATCCCCGGCTTCGGAGCTTACGGTCTTGGGTACATCCACCTGATCGGCGGCTACGCCCGTGCAGGCACCTCGATCATCCGTCAACTCGTTGACGCGGGCACTCTGAGCAACCTCCCGGGCGGTCTGAAGTCCCGAGGGCTTCGCATCAAGGGCGACGACACGCCCATCGCTCCGGGCGAGTTCCGGGATGTGGACATCCCCAGCGGCTCGGTGCGAGACAACATCCTGCCCCTGCCGTACAAGGAGCCCTCACAAGTCCTTGCGGCGCTTCTGGAGCGCATCACGGAGGAGGGGCGCAGGCTTGCTGCCATCGCAGACCTGAAGGTCTCGGATATGTCGGCCCAGGCCCCGGTGGGAACCACGCTGGCGATCCTTGAGCGCCAATTGAAGACCATGTCGGCGGTTCAGGCCCGGGTCCACGCCAGTCTGCGGATGGAGTTCAAGCTCCTGAAGGCCATCATCCGCGACTTCACCCCCTCGGAGTACTCGTACACGCCAGAGGGTGGGAACCCCGGTGTAAAGCAAAGCGACTACGACATGGTGGAGGTCATCCCCGTGTCCGATCCGAACGCGGCCACGATGGCGCAGCGGATCATGCAGTACCAAGCCGCGCTTCAGTTGGCCCAAGGCGCTCCGCAGATCTACAACCTCCCCCAGCTTCATCGCCAGATGCTGGAGGTACTGGGGATCAAGAACGCAGACAAGCTGGTGCCCATTGACGATGATCAGAAGCCGCGCGATCCGGTGACGGAGAACATGGCGATCATGCGGATGGAGCCGATCAAGGCGTTTGCCTATCAAGACCATCAAGCCCACATGATGACGCACCAAGCGTTCATGCAAGACCCCAACATCGCGGCGGTCCTGGGTCAAAACCCGATGGCCCAGCAGATGATGGCAGCACTCATGGCGCACATTGCCGAGCACGCTGCGTTTGCATACCGGGCCCAGGTCGAGATGCAGCTTGGCGTTCCTCTTCCCGCTTTGGACGAAGAGAACAACGCCCCCATCGCGCCGGAAGACGAGAAGGCCCTGGCCCCTCTGATCGCCGCCGCTGCACAGAGAACGATGGTGCAGAACCAAGCCATGTTTGCACAGCAGCAGGCTCAACAACAGGCGCAGAACCCTGAGCTTCAGATGGCCCAAATGGAGCTTCAGCTAAAGGCTCAAGAGCTTCAGCGCAAGGAAGCCGACAGCATGAGGGACTTCCAGATCGCGCAGGGCAAGTTGCAGATCGAGCAGGCTCGACTTCAGTTGGAAGCGCAGCGCAAGCAGGGGGAAAACCCCCAGCTTAAGGCCATGATGTCGCAACAGGAACTCGCAGCCAAGGCCGCGAAGTCCAACCAAGAGCTTCGTCAAAAAGAGCAGGCGCATCAGTTGAAGATGCGCCAACAGGCCGAGACCCGGGCCGCGAAAGCCACACAGCAGTCCGCTCAACCCAAGGGGCAATAAATGACAACCGTGTTTGACCGCGTTCTGAAAGAAATCGAAGAGCGCCGCGATGTTCTTGCGCAGACAGTTGTGTCAGGTGCGGCAAAGGACTTTGACGAGTACCGAAACCTGTGCGGAGAGATTCGGGGATTGTCTTTTGCCTTCAACCACATCATCGACCTGCAAAAGAAACTCCAAGAGGAAGATTGAAGACGGGGTTTCGGGGGTGCCCCATTCCACCCCCTGCGAAGGAAAACTGATGAGTGAACTACTCCTAAGCGATGGGGAAAGCGTTTCCACGCTCCCAGCAACGGAGGCCGAAAAGGCCAGACAGGTGCCCGACCCGGTGACGTACCACCTCCTGTGCGCCGTGCCGCGTGCGGAAGAGGAGTACGAAAGCGGGATAGTCAAGGCGGGGCAGACGGTGCAATACGAGGAAGTGCTATCGCCCGTGTTGTTCGTGATGAAGATGGGCCCTGATGCCTATCGAGACCCCCTGCGCTTCCCCTCCGGCCCGTCCTGCAAAGTCGGAGACTTCGTTCTGGTTCGGCCCAACACGGGCACCCGGATGAAGATTCACGGGCAGGAATTCCGAATCATTAACGACGATTCGGTTGAAGCGGTGGTCCAAGACCCCCGTGGAATCAAGCGTGTTTAAGGAGTAATTCATGGACAATTACGGCGACGTAGACGAAAAGTACAACTACAAGTTCCCGGACGAGCAGAAAAAGCCCGCCGAAGAAAAGGTGGAGTACGAAATCGAGGCCGGTGAAGGCGCAGAAATCGAGGTCGTAGATGACACGCCCGAGCAGGACCGTGGGCGTGCGCTCATGAAAGATGCTCCGGCTGATGTGACCGACGAGGAGTTGGCGCAATATTCCGATGGTGTCAAGAAGCGCATCCAGCACTTCTCCAAGGGATACCACGAAGAGCGCCGCGCCAAGGAAGCTGCCCAGCGCGAGAAGGAAGAAGCCCTACGCCTTGCTCAGGCTTTGGTCGAGGAGAACAAGAAACTCCAGGGCAGTTTGGGCAAGGGCCAGGAAGCGCTCCTTGAGCAGGCCAAAAAGGTGGTTGCCACCGAGGTAGACGAGGCCAAGAGGAAACTCAAGGAAGCGCATGAGGCGTTTGATACGGACGGTATCGTATCGGCGCAAGAAGAGCTGGCTAAGGCGGTGTCTCGGGCCGAGCGGGTAAATAACTTCAGGCCCCCTGTTGCAAAACCCGCAGAGCCTGTGGTACAAACCGCTCCAGCGGCACCGCAGCCCGACCCCAAGGCACTTGCGTGGCAGGAAGCCAATTCGTGGTTTGGGTCAAACCGTCGAATGACTGCGATGGCGCTTGAGGTACACAACGAGCTTGTCGAGAAAGGCGTAAACCCTTCAAGCGAGGAATACTACAAACAGATTGACGCAGAAATGCGCAGGACTTTCCCAGATGCGTTTACCTCTGAGAAGCCCAATCGAAAGTCTTCTGTAGTGGCCCCCGCAACCCGCAGCACCGCGCCCAAGAAAATCGTGCTGACGCAATCTCAAGTGAACCTTGCCAAGCGGCTTGGAGTTCCCCTGGAAGTCTACGCTCGCTCCGTGGCAGAACAAATGAGGAAAGAAAATGGCTGAGAATACCCGTGTCCCCCGCGAGTTTGACTCTCGTGCGAAGTCCGAAAGGGCGAAAAAGTGGGCCCCGCCGTCGCTGCTTCCCGATCCGAATCCGGAGCCGGGTTACGTGTATCGGTGGATTCGTATCAGCACCCTCGGCACCGACGACCCCAGCAATATCTCTTCCAAACTGCGCGAAGGGTACGAGCCCGTCAAGGCTTCGGACCACCCGGAAGTGCAGGTGTTTGGTTCTGAGATCAAGGGGCGGTTCGCAGACACCATTCAGGTCGGCGGACTGATGCTGTGCAAAATCCCTGCGGAGTTCGCTGAACAACGCAATGAGTTCTACCGCCGTCAGGCGGAGGGCCAGATGGATTCAGTGGACAACGCGTTCATGCGCGAGAACAACCCTCGTATGCCGCTCTTCAGCGAGCGCCAGAGCAAGGTGAAGTTCGGACGCGGTTCCCAACTTTCGGAGTAACAAATGGCATACCCCAGCGTTGACCGTCCCTACGGTCTTCAGCCGGTCAATCTGATCGGCGGTCT